GTGCTCGCTGCGGATAGCGCGACGACGGTCACCTCGTGGAAAGATGGACTTCAGGAGCGCCGATATTTCAAAGGTGCGAATAAGCTTTTCGAATTATCCCGATCAGCTCCGGTAGGCCTGATGATCTACGGATCAGCGTCACTGCAAGGGGTTCCGTGGGAGCTCGCAATCAAATCATTCCGGGAAGACTTAGGAGAGGAACAGCACGATCGCCTCGAAGCTTATCCGAAGCGCTTTTTCGATTTCATTGAGCACCACGAAAAGCTTTTTTCTGAGCAGGCTCGTAACCAGGCACTATTTAATCTGATCGGCTCAGCAGCTTATCGGATGCAAAAAATGGTATCTGATCAGCATGAATTGGACAGCCTTGCTGGACTATCTACGCTTTCCACGGCGCAGGTCGATCAGGCGCTCGACATCATAGAAGCGACCGTGGACGAGATGCCTCTACACGCGCTCATTACAGACGTGGATATTGCCAACGCTATTGCGAAAAGCTCTACTTCATTTATCGAAGCCGCACCAGAATCGTTAATAATTTTCCAGAACCAGCCAGACCGCGCGAGCTTAGTGCCAAAGTTCGTCAATACTCTAATCAAGTACGCAGTCAAAGACTTTATCAACTTTTCAGACCGCACGGGCGTGGTCATCGCAGGTTACGGAAAAGACGATTATTACCCCTCCCTTGAGGTTTTTGAATGCTACGGATTCCTGGGGGATCGTTTGATATTTTCCCGCCAAGACCCTAGAAATATGGATGCCGAATCTCCGGCCGTGATCCAGCCATTCGCGACCACAAGCATGATCGATACCTTCAGGATGGGAGTAGCACCTGATGTTTTTGGAGCTGTGTTCGACTCCACGAGCTTGGCGCTTGCAGATTTCGGACGAAAGGTGATGGAGGAGTGCGGCACCCCAGACGCTGTGCAGTCAGAGCGCTTAGCCGAGCTAGTAAAGGAAGCGAGGGATGGGCATACAGACAAATGGTTTCACAAAATCCGAAACCAGCATTTCTTTCCTTTGTCGAACATTATACATTCGCTTCCCTTACCAGATATGGCTGGGCTGGCGAAAAGCCTCATTGAGCTAGAATCACTCAAGGAGCGCGTAACCAAACCGAGTGAATCAGTTTCCGGCCCTATCGACGTAGCGATCATCAGCAAGCATGATGGTTTCGTGTGGATCGACCGCAAACACTATTTCAAACCAGAACTTAATCCGCGTTTTTTCAAAAGGAGCTGATAATGGAGAATGCAATGAGCTTTTTTAGCTCCACCCGCAGGCATGACGAATTGCTTTCAAGCGCTCGCGCCTCTCTGCAAAGCGAAAACCAGCAGATATCTCCGGCGCCGCTCAAAGAAAACCGTGATTATGAGATGCTGCTCAAGCGACTCGATACGAAGCCTAGCCCTCAAGAGATTCTGTCCGCCTACTGCGACTGACAATCAAGTTCCGACAAGAAAGCCGCTCATCAGCGGCTTTTTTTGGCTCTGAGTATCGATCAAGATCATTGCGAGATAGCTCGCAGATACGCCTGGCACGCCTGAAGCGCGATCAGTCCACGGTCGACGGTGGCGGTAATGGCGGTCATTCGTAATGCATGCGTTGCAGCGAATGCAACGAAGAGTGAAGCACTGCGTGAGCCAATGACTATGTTTCTAACGAAAGACGAAATGGCCGAATTTACCGGCTATGAACGGCCCGCCGCGCAATCGCGATGGCTGGATAACAATTCGATTCCGTTCATTCGCGGCGGGGATGGCCGTCCGAAGGTGCTGCGCCAAGTCGTCATCAGCCTTCTCGAAGGGCGTTGTGAGCCGAAGAGAAGCCCCGAGCTCCGATTGAAGTAATCTGCAACAGAACTCAGCATCCGGAGGCGTCATGACCAAATTGACTCTCACTGAATGGGCTAGAGATCACTTCAGAACGCCTCCCAGCTCAAACACGCTGAGAAAGTGGGCGCGCGAAGGGCGAATCTCTCCTGCACCGATCAAGCATGGACGCAATTACTATGTGGAGCCAAATGCTCACTACCGTGAACCGGCGCGGCCTGATAGGACGACTGGAAGCAGTCTGGTTGATCGAATAGAGGCGGCTCGAAGAGGGCAAGGATTATGAAAATTCTTTCTCAGGTCACCGTAAGACTACCCAGGCTTATGGAGGCCAGCGAGTATCGAAAGCTGCGCTACGCGGGCAATAAACCTAGCCTTCAGCAGCTGAAAAAATGGATTGAAGAGGGCGAGGTGGTAGGGGAAATTACTGGAGGCATGTACTTCGTGGACATACAGGCGGCAGTCCTGGGGTCGAATGATCCCTTACTCGCGCAGATGCTTAAGCTTGATTGAAGCAAATCCAATCTTTTAATCGAATAAATCTGCTGCTCGTCGCTGCACGCTCGCCGCTGCTGCCCGGCTCGATTACTGTACATACAAACAGTATTCAGTAAGGCATTCCTGTGGATCACCTCATAGAAGACACTGACGATTGGCTCGGCAACCCCAATCCGATCGAAACCTGCCGACACCAGCTCAGGATGTACGAAAACGAATTCGAAGCGCTCACACTGAAGCTGCAGCGCGCGCTGGAAAATGTCCACGGTCTGGTCAAAGACAACGACGCGCTCAGGCAGGAAACGGATTCGTTGCGCACAAAGTTGGCAGCAGCTGAATCATCGGCGGCAGATGAGCGCCGGCGCGCCATTGATATCGAGACCAGAAGCAATTGGGAGCTCATGGCGAAGAACAAACACATCTCTCACCTGGCTACAGAAATCCAAATCCTCAAGGGCGAGAATCCCTACGAGTCGCGTTTCCCCCATCAGCGGGAAACCGACCGGACGTAATCCTGGCACGCCTGCAGCGCGATCAGTCCACGGTCGCCTGCGTCGGTGATGGCGATAATTCTTTGAGCATGCGCCGGGTCAAGTCGGGCTCGTACGGTTGCATGATCCACGCCGCCGGCGCCGGTGCCTTTTGGCACGTCACAGCCACTGGCTGAATCCGCGTCGATGAGGACTGACAGCCGCAGATCAGCAGTGGCAAGGCGATCGCGCAGGCGATCTTGGTCACGTTGGGCATCGCTCAATTTCCTGTAATGGGTTTGCTCACTGGCCACCAGCTTCTGCTCGAGCGCCAGACGCTTATCCTGCTCGGCCTTCTGCGCATCGGCACCGGCTGTGGCAAGTTGGTCCAGCGTCTCGTCGTTCACTCTGGCCTGCTCGGCAATCTGACGACCGTAGCGCCAGTCCTGAACCTGCCAAGCGCTGCCGAAGCCGGCGAGCGCCAGCGCCAGCAAGCCGATCAACCGCCACGGCACGCTCACGCCAGCACCGCCCGCGCTTTCTCCCACAGAGCCAGCCGATCAGCCAAGCCGTTCAGCCCGCCGTTGATCCGTCGAGTGATGGTGTTGAACTCGTCCCGATCGGCCAAATCGTTCAGCCCCTTCTGCTTCCAGAACCAGGCCGCCGACATTGCGGCATGCTGTGGCAGCTCAAGCAATTCGGGATGGCTGATCAGATCGAGCCCCAGTGCCTCGCCACACTTGGCGTAGTTTGCCCGGCCGGTGATTTGTATCAGGCCGCGACCGCAGTACTTCCGTCCATCGCCCGGGACGGTATTGCCCAGGTCTTCACGACCTTCGTACCCGCGCTGGGCGGCGGTCGGCCCCCAGATCTCACGGACATAACGCAACTGGCCAGACTCATGGCCAATCTGCGCAATGAACGCAGCCGCGCGCTTGGATCCGACGATCTGGTAATGCTGCATCGCGGTGTTCAGTGCGGAAACGAAAACGCCCGCTTGGGTGCGGGCGTTTGGGAGGATCTGCAGCAAGTGCTGTGGGGTGATGGGCATGACTCTCTCCAGGCAAAAAAAATCCCCGCACTTGGCGGGGACTGATAATTACGGTTTTAGAATTAGATCGCTTTGGCTTCCATTCTTCTACTGATAGATATCCGTTTTACGAGGCGACGCCCAAGGCTTTAAACGCATTGCGCTATCCCAAAATGGCCGCTACATCGGGATTCGCCGCCAAAAAAGCCTTCAGCTTTTCAAGTGGGTCAGTTACCGGATCGGGACTGATGGGTCTGATGAACTTCACGTATCTCGGATCGTCGGCGCTAATCTCCTGCTGATTGGGATATTCCAAAGGATCTTGGAGACACCCAAACACTGCAAGAACTTCCGCCTCCGTAGAGTCTGTAAACTGAACAAATGCAGTTCCCATTTTTACCTCAGAAGGTATACGAGTTAATGTTTATCTGAAAGTTTGGTGTTCCTACGGTAGAAGCCGTTGTGTAGCCTATAACGCCTTGCAGAGCGATCTGCAAACCAGAGAATCCACCCGATTGTAATGCATTGGGCGGGCATGAACCCCAAATGAAAGGTTGAGCACCACCAGTAACGGATGCGGATGAGAATAGCGTAACGCCCAGATTCGATGCGGAAGTAGAACTAACAGATACATATCCGTTAATCGATCTGGCGTTCAAAGGTACTGCATTGGTGATTGATAGCGATGCTTGAGAGCTAACAATCGCCGAACTATTCAGAACCGAAACCGCCGGAATTGCTACAGTTCTGTCGCTCAAAAAACCTACGGATAGAATCGATGCCGCGGTGATAGGCCAGCTAGCAACAAGCGCAGACGCCGTATAGCCTGCAGGCATGTTTGCGCCGGTATATGTCGAACCATTGGATACTGGCTGTATACAAGCCAGCAGCGCAGACGCTTGTGTAGTTGGGTTATAGATCGCATAGATGGACACAAACCCACTAGCGGAAGGCACCCCAGTATCCATACCGCCAGCACCGACTGTGCTGACATTGATTGTTTTATTGAAGTTGGAAATTCGGTATTGCAGCCCGCCGAGTGCGGTTTCTACAATTACTTCATCTGCAGTAAAAGTCGCAAGAGCACTTGCAGCAGTCAGCGACATCTTCGCGTTACGAACAGAGCCAACCACGCCCGATAGTTGCGAGAATTGAAGTGCATGCATACTCTTTGTCGCTAAGGCAATCTGAGCCGATCCACCCAGAGACTCAATCAGAACCCACGCACCATTGCCACCGTTTACCCCAGCTTGTACCAAGTACATCAAAACAGCGATGCCTGCGGGTAGTTCGCCTCCCTGTAAAGGTTGCAGCCCTAGACCATAAATAGGACGTGCTGCCAGTCCATCTGGGGCATAAGTTGACGGCCCCGTGTTTGCATTCGCAATAACGACGCGCTGCACAAAACCTTTAGCAGGCAAAGAAGTTAACGCTGGGGCATTCGTCGCCGTATACGCGTTTGCAACACCTGTGTCATTCAACAGAACAGGCTGTTTGTCCAGCAGACGAATCGCGGCGAGCAACTGATTATTTTGCACTTCGTCAGGGGTGAGCCCAGCTGCCTGAATCACGTTCAGGATTTCATCAGTGACCGCATTGCCCCACTGAGCAGGGATCAACGAACCAGGGGTGCCAGCCAGCGGATCCTCGTCTACAAACTTCCCCCCTACCAACCCCACACTGGGCACACTAATCGGATAATCCACAGTTTTACCTCTCAGTCATAATTGATGTGTACGACGGTGTGCGCCGGTGCCGGCCGGCGAATCGAGCATTCCAAAGGATCACCTGGGTTGGTGCCGAAACGCTCCCCCCAATAGCTGACGCCGAAGCGGCGACCTTGCCGCTGCCGACCGCCGGTATTCAGCGTCCACATGAATTGTGCTAGCCAAGTCCCAAAATGGGCCGATCCGAAACGGGAACGCCCCATTCGTGGTGCTCGGTGCTCGGTGATGGTCGCGTGCGGATAGCCTTGGCTCACCGCGATCTCAATGAAGTAAGCCCGGCTCTGCCCACCCACTTCTACGAGACGACGCCGAACGGCCAAGCGTCGATCCTCGAACGCAGGGTTTGGCCCAAGGCAAGGATCCGGGAGATTCATCACCGCCTCCCAGTCCGGCACCAACTCGCTGACGCCCGAAGGGTCCATCTCATTCAGCAGGTCCACGGCTCGGGCATCGAGGCGCGAAAATTCAACAGAGACACCCTTCAGCACCAGGTCTATTTCTGGAACCAGTTCGGGATCCCAGGCTGGGCCAGCGGGCAAAAGGCCGCGCAGCTGGCGACGGTACTGATCGGCAGTTCTCGCTACAGCCATGTGATGCCTCCGAAGGTCAGCAGCTCATTGGCAGCAGCGGTCACGTCGGCGGACGGGACGGTCAACGAGTGATCGGTTTCCCCAGCGGCGCCGCTGATTGCCTCACGAATGTGGCTGATCAACAGCTTGTCACCCAAGCCCGCCTCGCGTTCATGCAGGTCTTTCAGGCTTGCAGTGATAGCGGCTCGCACTGCGGTTGTGTCGGGTACGGGGTGGATGCTGTAAAGCACCGGCTTCAGCGTTGGGGCCAGAACGTAAAGCTCAGCCGTCACAGGCCGAAGCGGCTCGATGTAATCCTTGATCTCCTGCAGCTGCGCCGGGTTCGGCACTGGTACTGGATCGTTGTCACGCATCACGAACAGGCCGACCGTGCCAGGCCCAAGGTAATTGCCACGGCACCATGCCCGCGTGACGCCGGGAAACTCCAAGGCCCAAGTCTCATAATCATCCGCCGAACCTCCGTGAGGGATGACGCGGTATGACCGGATCACCCGCGCGCGGAGTGATTCGATGCTTTCCATTTCAATGCCACCGGACAGTCCTGGAGGGATGACGGTGAACGCGTTGGTTACACCGGCAACCGGTTGGACCAGCGTCAGCTGAAGGCCCGCATCGGCGTTGCCGAGCGATCCCGCCTCCACCGCCGCAATTGTGGTGCTATTCACTCCCGCAATCGTGGTGACGCCGGCGGTGACGCGATACATGCGGCCATCACCTGCCTGCAACACCACATCGATGTCCAACACCGCACCAGCGGCCGCAGTGAAACTGACGCTGCCTTCCGCTGGTTGCGCAGAGTTGCGTGGACGATTCAGGCGCAGCGCGGCAATGCGCTCGAGCGTTTCCTCGTCGGCCTTGTCTGGCAGGATCTGGTCGGAGATCCAGTCGAGATAGCCGTACAACCCGTAGGCCGTGCCGCTCAGGGTCCGCGCCAGCACCTGAGCATCGGAACGCCGTAGCGCTTCGCTGGCCAGATCGCTTTGCGTGCGACTGATGAGGACCGGCAGTGAAGGTGTTTCAAACGGCATAGATCACCTGCCAGGAAGAGATGGGTTTGATTTCGATGCGGTCGCCGCCGGGAACCGTGAGGATGACCGTCAGGTTCAATCGGCTGATGTCGACCTTCTCGCTGCTGATCTCGATCGCGATCACGTGTCCGTCAGCGAGGAGCCATCGCAGGGCTTCGTTCGCGTAGAACTCCGCATCGCGCTGCGTGGCGTCAGTCAGCTTGACGCGCCGCAACAACCACAAGCGCGAGCCGATGCGGTCGTCAGCGATATCCGGGTAGCTGTCGCCCCACCATCCGAAGAGCTCTTCATCGTCTACGGGGTCATCGGTCAGCGCTCGGCGCCAGGTGAACAGACTGATCAGCACCGCGCGGGTCAGGGCTGATTCACGATCATCAGAAAAGATCATCAGGCCCCCGCTGCGGGTGGCCCGCTGTTGCCATTGCCCGCCAGGACGTTGGTGTGGACGTGCTCGATCTGGCTAACTCCGCCGGCTACCTGATCACCGGTAGAGACGATCTGCCCGGTCTGATTGATGACCGGCGTGTCGAAGTTCACCGCGGTGGTCGCCTTGATGTTCAGCGTGGCCGTTTCGATATCTATGATCCGGCCACGCTTGAAGTGGATCTTGTCGCCTTCGTCTGTGTAGATCGCCACCTCGCCCGGCTCCAATTCCTTGATGCGGTACCGACGGTCTGAGGCAACCACGACAACGGCGTGGGAACGATCGCCATTGAGGAACATTGTCAGCACCTCAGCGCCCGGCTGTGGATTGCTGGTCAGCCCGTAGGGCTCGAAGTGCTCGACGTTGTCCTTCAGTTCGCCGGCAGTCAGCCTCACCTGCAGCGTCTGCATCATCTTCCCAGCCGCCGCGAGCACAACCGTGCCGCGCGCCATCATGCTTTTCAGGCTCATTTTTTCGGCTCGTAGTCTGCGGGGATGAGATATTCGAAGTTGTCGGCCTTGCCGCCCTTCTTCAACTTGCGGTCTTTGTGCGGGTCGTGCGGTTCCGGCTCGAAGCCGTCCGGCGGACCGACCTCCAACTTGGTGATCTGCCCGCTGTCGGTGAGCGTATAAGTCACCCGGGCGATGAGCATGATGCGATCGAAGCCCACAATTGGATCGATCACCCGCACCAGCGAGTTGTGTTTCCACAGCGCGCCGTTCGACTGCCGCCAGCCCTGCACCGTGTAATTGGTGGTGAGGGCTTTACCCATGCGCGTGCCGCGCTCCCAATTCGCCCGGGCCTGCGCCAGCTCGTTGGTCATCTGGCCGGATTCCTGAATGATCATGACCCGCTTGCGGCCAACGCGCGGATCCGTCACCAACGCCGAAACCTCGGCCGCCTGCTCGCCGAACTCATCGTCGGTACCGCTCTTCTGGCCGAGCACCTGGTATTCGGAAAACACCGCCGAGAAATCGAGCGCGGCATCACCGGTCAGGATGTTGTTGCCGACTTCCAGCGCATCGAATGCCCGGACCTCGCTGCCGGGCTTGGCGAGCACCGCCATGCCCTTGGCGTCATCGGTGGAGAACACACGGAACAGCGTCAGCAGGCGGTCGATGGATTCGAAAACGGTTTCGCCTGGCTCGATTGTGTGGTCTGACAGCTTTGCCCCTTCCGGGATCTCGCTGCGCACACGCACGCCGTACGGCGCCGCCAGTGCCCTGACGATCGAAAGGACGCTTTGGTTGTTCCACTGCCCCGGCTTATTGATGGCTGCGCAGTCCACCAGATCGGCGGTGAGGGAGCGGCCGCTGACGCTGGTGGTGATTTGCTGATGGTCGTAGCTGATCGGCGTGGCAAACACCCAGCCAGTCAGCACGAGGTCGTCGCCGATCCTGACCTGGCATTTGGCGCCCTGCTTGATCGGCAAAGGCAATGGCTGGCCGGGCCACTTCCATGTGATGTTCAGGGTGAACGAGCGCGCCTGATCCTCAAGCCCGGCGGTGATCTCTACCGATTTCCAGCCGAAGTAATCCAGACCGTCAACCGTGAGGCTGACAGCATTGACATCTTCCATGGGTTACCTCTGGGCGATTTTGATCGGGCGAGCCGGGACGAACCCGGGGTGACGCAGGCGGTTGCGCTGGACCACTTCAGATTCGCGAGTGGCATCGCCGAAACGACGGTACGCCAGCACCAGCGCAGACAACGTTTCCGGCGGCGTGATTTCCACAAGGCGCACGCCCGACTCCGCAACGGCAGTCAGGTGTTTGACGATGGTCTGTCGCAGCGTGTTGAGCACCATGTAGTGCTCGGGATCCGCCTTCAACGATGCTTGAAAGATTGCCTCGTTGAGGTTGTCGCGCAGCTCGATGACATCGTCAGCCACCGGAACCTCCGGGCGAACGATCGGCTGCACCGCCTGCTGCTCGACCGACGCCACTGTGGCCGTCGAAACCGGCTGCGAGGCGACAGGCATTTCACTGATGATCAGGGCGACCTGCACCAGCAAAGCGTCCTGCACCAGGTTGGCAGTGGCTTTGGATGCGGCCGCCGCATCGACACCACCTGAGTCACTGACGGTATTGATGCTGGCCACGGCCTCGGTTTGCTGCGTAGCGGTGGCCACCGAGTTCCTGTAGCTCGAACCAGAGTCGTCGCCCAGGTAATCGTCCACCGAAAATTCGCTGAAGTAGCTGGAGAACAGCGACGACAGTGAATCTGGCGCGTTCATCAATGACTGCACGAAACCGGTCAGGTTAGTGAAGGCGCCGATGATGGTTGAGAATTGCTGCTGGATGACCGTGTACACACCCGACAGGCTGTTGCGTAGACGGGCCAATCCCAGACGGGCCTGATCCACTTTCTCCATCGCCGACTTGTACCGGGCCAGCGCGGAGTCCAGCAGGCTATCGGAGGCCTTCACCACCTGCTGCTGGGTGTTGACCTTGGCCGTCGGAAACTTCAGCGGGATGTCCGGGTAGAACGTCACCGCGAACGCCGCCATGCCGCCCTGCTTGAAGTCGTGCGTCAGCTCGGCCTCACCGGCCTTGACCTGCATGCGGCCCAGCCAAGGGTGCACCAGCTCGCCGGCGCCGGGAGTCTGCACGGCCTCCATGAATTTATTGCGGCGCTCGAAGCAGTCGTCACCGATGATCCAGCAGACCAGACGGTGAACCTGCGCCTGTTTGCCCATTTGTTCAGCGTAAGGCTCGTCACGTTGCGGAAACTCGTGCAGCTGCACTTTCATGCCGACCGGCACCGAAGCCTGAGGGATCAAGAAACTGATCCCCCGGAACGACGCCGGCAGCATTTGATCACGCCATGTCTGATCCATTTATGGCCTCATCACACCCACGGTGCGGGTGCCTACATTGGGCTTGATGTTCAGCCCCGGCTGATTGGTTTGTGGCTTGTCGACCTGAAGGCCCGGCGGCGGATTCTCGAAACGCATCACCAGTTCGCCCTGCAGCTTTGGCTGACTGGCGGCCATGGCGTTCTGAACGAGCGAGTCCCCTTGCGGTGACCAGCGCTCACCCTCCGGCCGTGGCCGCAGCAATGTGCCGTCGCCGTTGCCAGCCCGCGCGGGTGCCACCTGCATGGTCAGGTTGTTGACGGCATCGGTGGCGTTATTCACCGCCCCGTCCATGCCGGCTTCGCCCACCATGCCGAATGCGCCCATGATCGATTTCACCCACCCGCTGATCTTGTCCCAGGCATCCTTGAACCACTTCAGCGCCGGCTCCCAGTTTGCAATCAGGGCACCGGCGGCCATGGCGATCAGGCTGGCAATCAGAACGAACGGGTTGGCTTTCGCCACCAGGTTGAATATCCGGGTCGCTACCGTTGCGGCCAACACCGCGCCCCTCACCACAACCAACGTCGCGCTGAAGATTTTCCCGGCGACGGTCGCGGCCAGCATGGCAACACGCATCGCTAGAAAGCCAGCGGCCGCACCCATCAGGCTCTTCGCCAGAACCGGGCTGGTCTGGGTGAACTTGTCCCACGCCAACTGCGCGCGCAGGGCTACTGCCTTGATCAGGTTCCAGAGCGCCGAGAAGAATGGCGCCACCTTCTGCCAGTTCGCAATGAGCAGGCCAGCCGCCAGCGCAAGCCCGCGGATGATCAAGCCGACAGGAGAGATTTTCGTCGCCGTATCGAACAGTTTCATCGCAACGATCGCGCCCATCACACCCAATTTCAAAACACCAAAGGCCAAACCTGCACCCAAGATCCCTTTCACCAACCCAGGGTTCGCCGCAGCGAACTCAGATATCTGGCTGACAATCGGTCCCATCAGCGTCATGATTTCGTTGAGAGGCGGCAGAAGTGCATTGCCGATCTCAATGCCCAGACGGGTCACGCGGTTGCGCATCAACTGCATGGCATTCGCCGTCGTCGCCGACCGGGCTTCGTATTCCTTGCTCATCGAGCCGGCGAATTTGGTGCTTGCCGAAACGTCGCCGAAACTCTTTTTCAGCAAATCCAGATTCGTCAGAAGCGGAGCAATTGCCGTAACCGATTCAGATCCGAACAGCTGCGTCAGCAAGCCGGCCTGTTTCTCAGGCGCTACTTTCGCAACGCGCTGGAGGACATCAATCATCGTGCCCTCGGCATCTTTCTGCATGCCTTCGGAAACTTTCTGCACGTCCAGGCGCAGCGACTTGAAGGCCTGAGTTTGCTCCTTGGTGGCCGCTTTGCCCTTCGTGAGTGCCAGCATGAAGTTCTTCAGGCCGGTGGCGGCCACCTCACTAGGGACACCCACACCGGCCAGCGTCGCGCCCATTGCGGCGATTTGCCCAGATGCCAAGCCTGCGATTTTCCCCAAGGGGCCAATGCGGGTGACGATATCGGCAATCTGCGCGGCAGAGGATGGACCGGTATTGCTCAGGTAGTTGATCTGGTCAGCCAGCTTTACTACCTCTGGCTGCGTGAGTTTGAACGAGGTCCGCCACTTGGCCATCATCTCGCCGGACTGCTCGGCGGTTTGATCAAACGCGATACCCATCTTCACGGCATCTTCGGCGAACTGGCGTAACTCGCCAGCGGCGAAGCCCGCCTGCCCACCGGCGGCGACGATCGCGGCGATGCCGCTGGCCGCCATCGGCATTTTCTCGGATAGATCAAGCACGTCCTTGCCCATGGCCTTGAACTGCTCGGGCGTGGCGAAATCGACCACCTTCTTCACATCGGCCATGGACGATTCGAATTCAATCGCCGCTTTGGTACCCGCGACGAACGGGGCAGCGAATGCACCGCCCTGCAAAACATCTTGGAAACTGATCTTGCCGAGCCCCGAGCTTTCCAATTGCTTACGAAAGCCCGCGACCCTTTTCCGGATGCCGCCCAGCATCGGCGACAGCTTGTCGACGCCGGTGATCAACGCCTTGAGCTGGAATTTATCCGCCATCACTGCACCTGCTGGAGATTATTGATTCGTTGCGCGTGCTCCATGGATTCGCGGAGCACGTCGAGCGGGCGAGCCAACATCAGTTCCGGATCCGTTTTCCAGAACCACGCCAGGTCATAAGCAACGGCGATCAGGTCGTGGATGGAGTCGACGCCGCACTCATGAAAAAACTGGCCACCGCCCAGCTAAGCGAGTTGAGATCTGCCAGATCCAGCTGGTTGACCGACGATGGCGGGATACCGGCGCAGACCGCGATGTATTTCGCGGCCACGTCCATGTCCAGGCTGACTTCTTCGTTTTTGTCGATCTTGTACGGCAGCGCCTTGATGGCCCGCACTTCCTGCACCGTCGGACGGCGCATGGTCAGTTCGGTCAGCGGCTCGCCGTGAGCTTCGATCGCCACCTGTAATTTTACTGCGCTCATTGCCAGCTCCCTTTCACTCCGTCGAATTGCAATTCAAGTGTGCCGTCGTCGCCTTTGAAGGAAGGCTCATCGACGATGAATGCCCCCGACAGCACGTAGACCCGACCGTTGTTGAATTCACAGGTCACCGTCATATCTCGGCCGTTGGCCAGTTTTTTGATCGGAAAATCCTGTGGCATCAGCGCGGTCATCTTCAGGTAAGGCGCGAGCTCTTCTTCCTTGAAGAAACCGGGATAGATCGTCTCGCGTTTTACTTCCATCAACGGGGCTTCCGCGCCCCCCGTGATGGTCAGCTGCTCACCGTCTACTTTTACGTACGCGGTGCCGGCTACTTTTTCGCCCATGGTCTTTGTCTCCAGAATGAAAAAGCCCGCACAGGGCGGGCTGGGTGTTCAGTTGAGCGTTACGCCGCTTCGTCGTACTGGAGGCGGAACTGGTTGAGCAGCGCGAAGATGCGCAGGCCGTTGATGTAGTCAGGCGGGAACAGCACATTGACCCGGCTCGGGTCGTTCAGATCGCGCTCCACCACCAGGTGCTCGGCGAACAGGTCAGCGTTTTCCACATGACCTTCCAGCTCGAGCTTGGCGTACTGGGCGATCAGCTCGCCGCGGATGGTCGCCGGGGTCACGATCGGCTGACCGGCGCCGAAGCGGGTGCCATCGCTGGCCAACTTGTGCCGGCCGTACTTGCTGGTGATCACGCTCTGCATGCGCCGAACGATAAACGCCGACTGATGCATGGTTTCGCTGTCCAGGTACGAATTGTCGGCCTGGCCATAGGCGTTTTTCTGGTAGGTCGTGATCGAGCGCTGGATGCGCACGTAGCCGCCTTCGTAGTACGCAGTGGCAATGCCGTAGTTCAGCAGCGACTGGCGTTCAGTCAGGGTAAAACGGTCACTGGCCGGTGCCGGATCGACGCCTGGCATGCTACCGCTTTGGGTTGGACGGCTGGCATCGGCAGAGATGAACACCGCCGTGCGTGCCGCGAGCGATGCCGCCACCACCCACACAGGTTGAGGCCCCCCGGGCTCGACGCCCTGAATGGTCATGTGCTGATCGTTGCGCGCCTGCCCGGCGGCAACCAGCGTGCCGATGGTGCCGCGCTTGGCGGTGTAGACGTGGCCGAACAACTGTTTTGCCCAGCTCCAGCGACCAGTGTTGTCGTCCATCGCGTCTTTCCAGGCATTCAGCGTGGTCGTGTCCGACCATGGCTGGCACAGGAACTCGAAGGGCTCATCACCCAGCGCGGCGATTGCATCCACCACATCCGGCGCGCCAGCGCCCGCGGTCATGGCCGTGGTGACCACCGTCAAGCCAGCAGGGGTGGATTCGCCGTTGGACTTGCCAAGGCGGTTCATCTGAATGCTGATGTCGTTGCCGCTTTCGCCGGTCCATTTGCAGGTCAGCGTCACCACGCCTGCAGCGGCCGCCGCGGTGACGGGCAGGTCTGGTGTGGCGTTGATCTTCACGGCCAAGGCAGCGGCAGCAATCGTCGGGGTTGCCGCCGATGCAACCACCGACTGGACGCGCACGCCGCCGATGTACAGGCTCAGCAGCCCGGCCTCGGTAGCAGCACCCGTGATGGTGATGGTTGCCGAAGAGGATTCGCCGGTTTCATTTTGCAGCGGCAGACACCAGACCTCGCCAATCGGATCGACCTTGCGCCAGGTCTCGTACATCGCGGCGAGCATCGAGCCTTGGCCGGCAATGCTCTTGGCGATCGCGAGGCTGGAGACCAGCACCAGCTTGCCGATGCTTTCGCTCTCGGCGTCGTCATTGACCTGCGCAACGATGAGACGGCGCATCGCGCTCGAAGCGCTGTTTGCCGCCGAGCTATCCATCTCCGCATAGAACAGCGGCACTCGGATATCGGCGGGAATGTTGCTGAATCCGATGGCCATTATTTGCCTTCCTCGATCGGCGCCGTTTTGCTGGCTTTGGTGGATGGGGTTTCAACACTTTTGGTTTTGACGTCACCGTCAGCGAGGCGGCGGCGCCACCAGGCGTTGTCGGGGACTTCCCGACCTTCAACGGGCAACAGGTCGCCAGCCTCCGGATCGGGCACAGAGCGGCCAGCGGCCGGCACCACAGTGATGCGCTTGGTCATGGTGTTACGTCTCCAGTGAATGCAACTTCAATGCGCCCGTCAGGGCCAGGTCGTTTCAGGTTGGGATCTGCAGGATCGATGCAGTCCATGTTGATGGTCGCGCCGGTGAACCCCGGCAAGCCGTCGAGCTCCCACTCCTGCCATGTTTCTGGCGGCTGGTCCCGACGATTGCGGCCGAGCTGGAATTCGGAGAAGAAGGTGAACTGGTAAACAACCCGCGCCCGGCTGATATGCAGCAAGGCGCCCTTCCCGTATTCGATTTGTGTGTACTCAGGCCCTGGCATCCAGCCAACAAGAGCGCGCCAGAGCTCAGCGCGGATGTCGTGCAACAGATCGTTGTCGGCCTGGCCGCGCTCATCCGACGTTTTCAGCACGATCACCACATTGAACTGATCGGTGATGTCCTGAATGACCATGTTCTGGGCTCTGCTCGGGCTGGCAGCGTCGGCCGTGGCGATCACATAAGCGGCCGGCAATTCAAGCTGAGCGCTGTCGACGACAGAGTCCCAGTCGATGCCGCCCGCAATTCGACCGGCAAAGGTTGGGCACGCCAGCCGAAGATGGGCAACGATAGGATTCAATTTCATGCGGGTGTCCGGGGCAGCGATCAGCCCAGCGCGTTTGCGAAAGCGGTAGAGAGGATCGATTGAACTTGCGAAGCCGAATCCTGCAGTGCGTCGGCCATGTAGTTGTCGCGTGGCTTGATGCGCCATTCGCCGGCAGCACGCTCAGCCAAAGCTGCAGCACGCTCACCTCGCGCGCGGCGGTTGGATTTTCCTTTCCCCTGCCCCGGCGCCAGCTTCCCCAGTTTGCGGCCCTTCTTCACGCCGTAATGGAGGTACGCCGGATAAAACTCTTCCATTGCTGATGTTTTGGTCGGGGAGATACGCACGAGAAACCCCGATCGGGAAACCTTGTAGGTCACGGACTCGACCGTGGCACCAGTGCGGTTCACCGGGTAGCCGACCTGTCCTTTGCCCAGCACCAGATTCATCTGGGCTCGCTGCACGATCAACAAGCCGACCTTGCGCATCCCGGCGCGGATCTTCCTTTTATCGAAAGCGTCACGCTGGAAGTTGTCGAAGCCCTCGACGTGCAGGTATCCGTCGATCGATGCCGAGTTAGACATAGACACCTCCACTCGGCTTCAGTTGGCCGAGCTCTTCCACTTCAATCAGAGTGAAGCGCTTGCCAGATCCCCACGGCGCACTGCGTTTGACGCGATAGATCACGGTGCCCGCCACTACCTCATGGGATGTGGTGACGCCCTCCAACAGTCGAACCCAGATCCGGTGAGTGATCCGATCGTCAGTCTGCATGCTGTCTGTGTACACGGCTGTGCCGACGGATCGGATCTTGGCCCACCTGTGGCGCGCCTGCGAGAAGGTGGGCTTAAGGCCGGCGTCCTCAACCGCAAAGTCTTCGCGCAAGCGAATGGTGATGCGCCGGTCGAGTTCGCCGGCACCAGGTTCAAGCTGTGCCATCAGAAGCGTTTCCTGTACCAGAGAAGTCGATCAACGGCGAGCGGCATTGCAGCAGCTCCTACGCCTGACGTGCCACTCACGACCGCCTCGCGGTTAGCGTACCAGTGACCAACCAGCAACAGGATGGCCTGCTCCACATCGCGCGTCAGTCCCATCTGCTCCGGTTCGACGGGATCAGCATCCACCAGCTGCCGGTCGCAATGTTGCTCAACATGCGCCTTTGCCGCCTCGAGGTATCCACCGATCAGCGCGTCTTCTTCATCGCCATCAACCCGCAGGTGTAACTTCACGGTGGTCATGTCTAGCATTTACTTGGCCTCTTTGGGCGCCGCTGGCTTACCTTCCTTCGGCTTGGCCACTTTCAGCTTGCCGTTGGCATCGAGCTCGGCCGCCAGGCCTTTCCCGATCAGGAGATGGGCGTATTCGTCATCGACGTTTTCGAACTCCTGCCCAGTTTTTACCTGGGGCGATGCGGCGCCCAATAGTTCGGCGCTACCTACAAAACCCCACAAAGCTTTGATTTTCATGCTGCCTCCAGAAACAAAAAGGCCGGCGAATGGCCGGCCTTGAAGGGTGATTTTGAATTACAGTGCCACCGTGAACTGTCCCTTGACCAGTGCTTCCTTGCGGCGAACGCCCAGCCCCAGACGCTCTTCAGCAAGAAGAGCGATCTGGTTCTTGATGAACATGTCGTTGATCAGGCCCATCTTGAAAAGGTAGGTCATGCGGTCGAACAGGATGGCAGCACGGGCAAAGTTGGCGATCAGGAACTCGCCGCCGGTGTCGGCATCACCTTCATCCATACTGTCGGAGGTGATAACCGGACGGCCCCACAGCACTGGGGTTACCAAGCCTTGCAGGTTGGCGAACAGATAGCGATTTTCACCGTCTTTCTGCAGCTCGATGTTCATCCAGTCTAGCTCGCTCATCACGACGCCATCGGCCGACAACTTGGACTGCTTGCGCACTTGGTAGATGCCACGACGCACGATGTCGATCGAGGTATCTCCGCCCTTGGTAAGGGCCGCGTCGTAGACGGTAGCTTGGGTCATCAAACCATTCAGGTTCTCGCCAGTGCCGTCGCCCTTCAGGATTTGGTTTTCTTCTTCCAGCTTCAGGTCGTAGCGCAGCAGTTCTTGGATGTAGCCCTGCATTTGCGGGATATCGTCCAACGCTTCTTCGGTGACCGGCATCCAGACCGCAATCTTTTTCACGCGATCAGTGACTGGTTCGAAGGTCACGTCACTAGTTGGCTTGGTGCCGCCTTCTGCCACTGGAGCAGCACCTCGCGTGTGCAGCAGCTCGCGGAAGTAAGTGTACTGCTGGCCAGTCACAGGGATAGCGGTGAGCAGGTCACGGATGCGCAGTTCCTGGCGGATACCTGGCTGGATGACAGGGTCGTAAATCGGCGCGACAATACCGGCGCTGGTGACCTTCACTTCTTTCATGCTCGCCAGATCGGATTTGGTAACTTCGATCTCGGCGCGGTTTGCAGATTTCTGGTTGAGCGCCTTGTAAGCCTCGTCACCTTTGATCATGTCGATGAAGGACTTGCCTTCGCCCGGAACGCCACGCAGCTTGACGCCCTTCTGCTCTAGGTCTTGAACCTGATCGATGACCTTTTGCAACTCTCCCTTTTGGTCCTCGATTTGCCTCTTCAGGTCGCCAGTGACCTGGTTGCCTTTCTGGACCTCGTCCATGGCGGCATCGTATTTCTTTTGCAGCCCCTCGAAGCCGCTTTTCAGCTGTTGATCGAGGGATTCTTTCAGTTCTTTCACTTCGCTCATGGCGTTACTCCAAAATGATTGGCAAAGATTGTGGAAATGTCTTTCAGCTCTTCCACGATCGCCGTGGCCTCGCTCCCACCATCACGGCGTAGCGCGGTATAGCCGAGCGAAGCGACCGCCGCCGCTTCCTTCTGCGATAGCCCCACGCGTTCGCGCAGGGCCTTCTCGAAAAGCCTGATGTCCGACTTCACGCTGAGGACTTGCGCCTCGGGGTTCATGCCGAACGGTACGAAGGAAGCCTCCCAGAGTTCGGCCTCCTTGATGATGCGAACACGCCGGCCGGCGCGGTCCTCGAAATCTGCCTTGATGGTGTTGAAACCGATCGACATGCTGTCGAGGATTTCTGCCTTCATCAGCTCATACGCATCGCGGGCGTAGCTGACGTTGAGGTTGACCCGCCCTTTGAGCAGAAGACCGTGATCGTCCTGGGCATAGTCGGCTGCGCCCACCAGTCGAGTTAGGTCGTGATAGAGGGCGAGTTTGAGCTTGCCACCGCGAGTCGCCTTAACCCGGGTGAACGCGCCTGGCAAGATCACGTCATCGCCCAAGTCCACGTTATTGAAAACCGCCGCGTAGCCCTCGAAGTTACCAGCTTCGTCAACGGACTTGAGCTCAAACGGAACTTCAAGATTCGACATTCTTCTCCATCTCCCACCGGGTGACCCGGTTGTATTCGGCGCCTTCCAGGGGAGGCAGGTTTTCCTTTACGCGGACTTCGTTGATGGTCATCCATCCAGACCCGCCTGAACCTCCAAGCGCGCTGCCGTAGTAAGTAGCGCGGCCAGCACTATCAGCACGCAGCAGTCCCTCGACGGTGAACTCACAGAAGCGTGATTTGACCCGGTAGAGTTTGTCGTTGAACTCGTCCTCCACCGCGTCGACGTAGGGTTTGAGTCCGAAGGTGATGAACCCGGTGAGCTGCTGCTCCAGGTTCGAGCCCATGATTGATGTTTTGCCGGCGCGGTTGGCCAGCCATAGCGGCACCCCGTAGATGCCAGCTATTGCCTCTTCCTGGAACTGTTGAGACTCGATGAACTGGGCATCCTTCTGGCTGATACCCGCTGGAACGATTTTTGGGTTGCCCTGAAGGATTGCCATTTTCCCAATGTCGTCGACGTCGGCCTTACGCACATCGGGAAACTTCTCCATCACCTGAGCCTGCTGGGCTTTGGTCAGGAACTGCTCATAAATAACGTAACCGCCGGTGAATCCGCCCTTGCGCATGAACCGCGCCGACCATTGTTGGCCAGCCTTGGCGAGCCCCATGGTTTCTGCTTGGTGCTCAATAGGAGAAAGGCCGACGATTCCGTCTAGGCTAAACAGCTTGAAGTGAAGGATGTGCTCAGGAGACACAGGGTAAGGGGCCCCCTCGCTAGGCGTGACCCAATAGAGGAGTTCGTCTTCGGTGTCGATCTTGACTGTCCGACCATCCAGAGGCACCAATCCGATCGGGTCGCCGTTCCTGTTGCGCTCGATCAAGGCGAATGCGTTGCCGCGAAGTGCCATATTTACGACCACGAACTTCAGAAAGTTCAGCATGGTCATGTAGGGATTTGGCTTTCTCAGCAGCTTGAGCATCCGATCATTTCTGTCGACAAGCGATCGCCCTCCCTGCTTGTCCTCATACAGCTTGAGCGGCAGGCCGCTAAGCGACTCGGAGAGTATCTTGACGCAAGACCAGACCATGCTGATCGACAGCGCCGTTTTAGTGGTGACCTTTACGCCTGACTTGGTGCGTTTGCCTCCGACCTCAAGATCGACCTCGACATAGTCGCCCGTCGCCGGATCGGTATACCCGAAGAAGCCCCAGGTCGCGGGGTTGTACCATTTGAATGACATGGTCAGCCTACTAGTCCGAAAAAGCCGTTATTGAGGTAGTCATCCATGCCGCCGCGCGCCTCCGGATTCAGTGCGAGCAGTGAAACGGCGTTGAACGTGGCCATGAGTGGGTCGATTTTTGCGGTGCCAGAGGCCTGTTTTGTGATCAAAAAGGCATTGGCGGACGGCACGCCTTTGGCATTGCCACATGCCCAGGCCATCAGAGGTTGACCGCAGTGCAGCAGCGCACCCTCCGCGAGCTTCCGTTCAGTGGTTTTGATTGCGCCGGTAAGCTTCCAGCCTTGCGAGATACCAATCACCTGGTCTTCTTCGATGCCCGCATCGGCCAGCGCATCGAGAACCGCGCCGATTCCTGCAGGGTCGAGCCCAACCTTGTCGAGCAACCCGGCCGCATTTATCCGAGCGACGGTCGCCGCGAGGTGTGCGACGTCATCGCCGATTTTTTGCACCAAAGTCAGGTCGCCAACCGCTGCCAAGTCCATCAATCGCGGAGCCTCTGACTTCCGACGCTTCAACACTGACGGGTGGGCATAAGCGTGAGCCCAGTGCAGCCAGGTACGCGATTCTCGTAGACGCCCCATGACCGCAAGGCCCAACAAGTCGTCCAGGCCGCCCCCGTCGACGCCGACCACAATCACCTCGCACTGCACAAGCAGATCGTCCAGCGTCATGCCCTCCTTGGCCTGAGGCTCCCAGAAGGCAGCGCCGACCCAGCTGTCGGACATGAGCGCAAGGCCAATTTCGATGTTTAGATGCTTGGCCAGGAAGCCGCGCATCTCCGCCTCGCCATCAATTTCGGCCTGCATGTGCAGACGCTCAAGGGTGGGGCGGTCCACCGAGTAGCCCATGTTCGGGTTGACCAAGTGGAAATACTCGGGCTTCCGAGCATCACCACTTTCGATCATTTCCTTCGAGAATTCGTAGATGATCGGGAGGAAGCGGTTGTCGCTAATGCGGCCATCCCGCACGCCACGCGCATAGTTCAGCTTCGATCGGAATACGCCAGCTGGCGGTTCGTTCGACTGTGTGGTCAGCCAAATAATGAAGCCTTCAGGGCGCGACAACAGTCCGCCAGTGGCCTCTCGGATCATGTCGGCGGCCTTGGGATTCTTGCCAAACAACCAGGCCTCATCGATCAGCACGCCGACTGCTTTTTTACCACCGACTACGTCGCTGTCAGCGGCCACTACTTTCAACGTGGCGCCCGTTTCTCGGTGAGTGATCAGTCGAAGATGTGGCTGTACATGCAACAGATCCTTCAGCTCATCGTCGTTGTTGACCATGTCCTTGGCCGGCACAAAGGCGTTGTCGGCAATCTCTTTGGTCGGCGCGAGAATGATGAACTCGGCTGACATCCGCCAATTGCGAACCAGGGCAGTCAGCATGATCGCTGCAGCGATTGTTGATTTGCTGTTCTTCTTCGGGATGCAGAGCATGAACTCCCGAATCAGGCGCTCGCCAGTCTCGGTGTTGTAGCTACCGAACACGGCGCCGGCGAATGCAAGAACCCACGGGGCGCATGCACTCTCGATGGTTGGACTTCCCGGAGCATCAACGATGCGAAGCCCCTTAAAGACCTCAAGACTCTCCTCTGCTTCCTGGAGAAACAGTGGCTCGGGAATGATGGATTCGCCGGCAGCCAGCCGCTGCCACCAATCGGGGCAGGCCGTAGTCCAAAGCATGTGCTATTTCCCCACGACTGTAAGCGGCGGTTTGCCAGACGCGTATTTACCTCTGCCCGCCTCTTTCGCAGCATCAGCCTTCTGTTCTTTCTTACCGGCTTCACCTTTTTTGCCATGCACATAGGGCACGGCGGTCTGAGCGGCGTTCCGACGATCAAAAACCTTCGCCTTGGGCTCGTTCATCAGAGCCAATAGCCACACGAGAGGATCATCGGTGTCGGGGAGGCAATCGAGATATTCGCCGCCATGGTCATCTACCTCGGGCTGCGTCGCTTCTGCCGGATTGGACTTCTTCCGCTTGCGCTCGGGATTAACACTGAGCTCTGCCCGCCTGGCCAAAATTGCGGCAGCGATCTTGGGATCATTGGCCCAGCGTGAACCAGCTGCTGCAGCGGTAGAAGCCTTGCTGCCTGCGGCCTCCGCAGCCTCTTTGTTAGACGCGCCGCGGGCTTTAGCGTCAACAAACTGTCGCTGTTTGTCTGTTAACACCATTAACAAAAACCTTGTGGGTGGGGAAAAATGTGCGCGTGCGGGGGCGAGTGGTCTAGAAGAAATCTACCGCCCAGAATTTCACCCCCCCGGGGTGGGGCAGTGACGTGCCGCACCACAACGGTGCGCAGAACGGGGAGTTGGCGTGCTTCAACCTCACCATCGAGGCATCAACGCCTCTTCCCGCTTTTTCACCACGTCGTGGCAGGTCTTGCACAGGGACTGCCAGTTTGTCTGATCCCAGAACAGCACCATGTCACCACGGTGTGGGATCTTGTGGTCGACGACACTTGCGCCAGTGACTCGGCCTTCACGCTCGCAGTACACACACAATGGGTTCTCATTGAGAAATGCGAGGCGCGCTTGCTGCCACTCGTAGGTGTAGCCACGCTGGTTGGATGTTCGCTTATCAGCCCGCCATGAATCAGGCTCAGCTGTTGCCACTCGATCACCCTGCGTTTTAACGCGAGTCGCAAGGGTCTTTAGGCGAGCCATCAAGACCTCCAGCTATCAAGTGAGCGTTAGGGTGTTTGCCGTTCAACGGCTTCGTTGACCTTCTCCGCTGCCTTGCTCGCTGTATCGGCGGCTTGGACTGCTGAGTTCGACGCTTCCTGCACCTTTACCGCTGCATCCTGCGTCTTCTCGGCCAGGCTATTGAGGCGAACGTCGCGCTTGCCCAGAGCTGCATCGTAGGCGGCGCGAACTTCGGCGAGCTGCTTGGTCTGCTCACTGCTTGCTGACCACACGCCGGCTTGGTAACCCAGGATCAGGCCGCCGGCGAGCAGCAGCGCTGCGATCACCCAAATCTCTGCTCGGCGCCACCAGCGGCGAGCGATGAATTCCATTGCGCATCTGTCCATCAGCTGATGCCTCCCAGCTTGGTACGCAGGCGGGCGATCTCTTCGCTCTGCGAGGTTACCGTTGCGGTGAGCTGTGCGACCTGGCTGGTGAGGGCTTCAATCTTCCCTTCCATCCGCCCGACTGCGGCGGCGAGCTCGTTGCGCTCCTTGGCGAACTGGTCAGCGCGAGCTTCAGCCTCCTTTCGCGCAACACGCTCGGAATCCAGCAGCTCATTCAGCCGGCGAAGCGTGAAGATATCGGCGTTATCCATCGCCCTGTCGGCAGCATCCTTCGACAGGAATTTACGCAACCAAAGGAATGCGGCCAGCAACACGGTTCCAGTACCGCCAAGCCAGGTGGCTGTGCCTGGGCCGAGGTCAGTAGGGTCCATCCGATACTCCATAAACGAAAAACCCCGGCAATCGGCCGGGGTCAGAATGGTATACAACGGGTAATGTCTAAAGGGTTTCAGCCTTGCTTTTGAGAACGTCTGCAATTTTGTCCATCGAAGTACGGTATGCGACGGAGTCATAACGAATAATACGCTCGCCACCAATAAACTCTGCACTGTGGATACTGGGCTTGCCGTCCACTGCACTCAAGGCGAGATCAATTGATATCTCACGAACATTTCCTTGTGAAATATCGGGCAGTGCCACATTGATCGTGAAAGGGATTGAGCGCTCCGTCTTCTCGTAATCCAATGGATCAAAGGTCGAGATGGTGCCTATTGATTTTTTCTGAGTGAACGTTACGTAGTGACGCTCGCGGCCTTCCAGAACGTAGGTTGGCGATGGCAGCTGCAAATATTCAACAAACTGCGTTCCAAACTCCTCAAGCAGCCTAACAAGGTTGCTCCAGTAGGTACGTTCTTTACTTATTGCCGCACTCGAAGCGGCCTGCAGATCGGAAAAACTAGGCATCATGTGATCCTTCCGTGATGGCTTATTAGCATGTCACGAACCGGGGGCACAAAAAAGCCCGACGCAATGGCCGGGCTTTTTCTTAAATCAAAGACTAAAACGCTTCGGGTGTTAGCTCGAGATCCTCGACGAGTCGAACATCCATACCCATCAGAACACTTTTGCTGACATCATCAATGCTGCTGACAGCCTGAAGCCTGTGCTCGAGCGCTTGAGAGTAACGCTGTCTATAGGCGTGTTCGTGCTCAAGAATCACTGACAGCGCCTGTTCAAGCGGCAGGTTGGTTGCCATTGCAATCACTGCTTTTGATGGCGCCTCGGCAGGCTCGCCTTCCGGAGGCCAAAGCATTTCTTGCAAAGTTATGAGAAGCATATTCGTCCCTGATCAGTAAAAAGCCCAACTCGATGGTTGGGCTTTGGGGGTTCGCATCTTCAAGACGCAGAACCGCAATGTGGGTAATTAAATTCTCATTTTCTCAGCGAATCAAGCACTTTCTGCAATCAGCTTCGCTTCGTTGAGAATTACCCACGCCGAACTAATCGCTGTATCGCGCTCGGCCTCCAGCCAGTTGCGGATGTCCGATCGCCATCGATACAGAGTTTTCTCCGGTGTTGGCGTGTCTGCGTTGTCCCAAGTGTGCAACACCATGAACGAGTCTGGCAGGCGCGGCGTCGCCCATGCAGTCACGCACTTCGTTTTGAACAAATGGTGCGCCCTCCCCGGCGCCGAGCGCACCAGGTGAGCGATTGCCGCAATCCGCTGCTGCTGGGTTGAGCCGTCCAGATCGACCATGAAGTGAGCCACCAGCACCTGCCAGTGATGCGGTGCCAAGACACGACGCAACAGGGACCGCGTCATACTGTCCTGAGTGAGCTGGTCGAAACGATCCATTGGACATGGATTGTCAGCCCGTTCAGCCTCCCACCCCTCCGACTGATATTTGTTCTGCCAGCCCGCGCCTTTGTGCAAAGAGATCGAATCGACGTTCATCGCTCGCATAACGCCATGTTCGGCGCTTCGGTAAACCGACATCAGGCAGCCCTCCGGATTCGGCGCGGCGGCGGTGCATCGTCCAGCCCCAGCAGGTTGCGCAATAGACGATCCGCCGTCTTGCTCTTTGCGTTTCCTTCGGCGACCCAACGCTTGCAGTAGTCACCGAACCCGATGTTCACCCGGGTAGCGTGCCAACTGGCGACCATGTCCAGCAGACAGGCCATAGCGGCGGCACCGCCGATTTTCTCTTGGGCTAAGCCCTCGCCGGCCATCTTCAAAAATTTACGCTCATGCTCAAGCAGGCTTTTCCGCGGCAATGCCGCTGTGACGTTACTCATTGCCGTCTCCTTGCTGATGGTTTGGTGTGTGCGGAGTCTCGCTTTTGTCTAAAAACCTCCTCCTCGGAAGTGGATACTGATTCACGCTGGAAGCCTCGTTATTCATGGTCTCGGCGGGTAACGACTTGCCTTCCTGTCTCGCGAATGTCTCGCCGTGCAATGCCTCGAAACCTCGTTGATCGAGATAGGCATGCCAAGTCTCCAAGGCCTGCCGCTTCAGCTGCTCGGCGGAAGTGTGAATGTATGCCTGGTCGAGATCCTTCATGGCGTGGTTGAGCAGCAGCTCCCCGACCATGTAGTCGACGCCCAGGTCAGTCCATGCTGTACGAGCCACCTTGCGCAGGTCGTGGCTCGACCATTCGCCATGCGCCAGATGCGTGAACATGGTGCTTGCCTTGGTCGCGCTGAGGGCATTCCCAGCGCTACCCGGAAACAGGAACTGCCCGGTGTAGCCCCGCTCCTGTTGGGAACGCCGATACCGCTCGATCAGCGCTGTGGCCTGGACGGTCAGCGGCAGGGTGTGCGCCGCTTTGGTTTTGGTGTCGGCTGCCGGGATGAACCACTTACCGTTGACGGTGTTGACGTTCTTCCAGCGCGCCAGCCGGGTTTCGCCCAGGCGCGTTCCGTGGCAGAGCATCAGCCCAGCCAGTGCACATGCCGCCGGCGATTCGTCGAACTGGCAGGACAGCATTTCCAGCAGCCCGGGAACATCGTCGGAGTGGAGGCGTGCTGCTTTTGCCTTGATCTTGGTCCGCACGAAGTCGGTGAACTCCAGGCCAGCCAGCGGGTTTATGGCCAGCAGGTCAAGGCGGTAGGCCTGTCGCACGGCCACGCCGAGTACACCCCAAACCGAGCGCACGAACGACAACGCATAACGCTCCTGCATCGGCATCAATAAAAGGCGATCGATCGCTGGCCGGTTCAGTTCCGCTAGCGACAATCGCCCCAAGCGTGGCAGCAGATGTCGTTTCAAGGCCGACTTGGCGCTAGCTTTGCGTTTCTCGGACAGCGAGCGGTCGCGGAGCATGCGGTCTTGGTACCAAATCAGCAGTTCTTCCATCGTTGACCAACTGGTGGCCGTGGATTTGGCAGCCGGGTCAGCAGAACGGCGGGTGAGGATGGCCGGCAGTGTGGCCAGCATCGCTTTGGCGTTGATTCCGGGATAGTCGCCTGCCTTGCCCCACCGTCCGGCGATCACAACGTGCCAGGCACCTCTGGCGCGGTCCACCGTCGAATACCGGAAACGCAACTGGCGATACCGCGGATCACGCAGCTGCCGAATGTCGCTGTTCTGGTGCCGGCGGATCTCGGCATCACTTATGGACACAACGAGTGTTCTTGGACTCAGGGTCATGATTGCGGTCTCCCCCGGTACTGGCTAGCGAACGAGCGGCCCATTTCGATCTCCTCGTTGCTCGGCTCACGGTTGCCGGCGAAATTGATGAATCGCGCGTATTGGCCCTGCTGCTGAACGAGACATGAACCGACCGGCGCGTGCCTGCACTTGGGCATGATCAGCTCGGTAACTCCGTTCTGGCCTTCCTCCGAATCCATGTCGCGATGTACGAGGATGATGCAGTGGGCGTCTGCCTCGATCTGGCCGGAATCGCGCAGATCCGAGGCGATCGGCTTCTTGCCCGGTCGCTTGGTCGAGTCGCGGTTGAGTTGCGCCAGCAGAATCACCGGCACCTCCAACTCCTTGGCAATGTTTACGATGCTGGTCGAGATCTTCCCCAGTTCCGAAGTGCGGTTGAACGCCTTCCCGTCGGAGCCGATCAGGCCGATGTAATCGATCACCACTACGTCGAGACCATGAGCGCGCTGCACCTGGCGGGCAATGCTGCGAATACGCGCCACCGTCAGACCGGACTTGTCGCAAACGAACAGCGGCACGTCGACGATCCTGCTCACCGCCGAAGTCAGCCGCGGCCAGTCATCATCCTGCAGCTGTCCGTCATCGAGCTTTCGCAGGTCGATACCACCAATGGATGCCAGCGCACGATTACCCAATTCCTCCTCCGGCATCTCCAACGAGAACACCATGCCTACGCCGGCGCCGCTGCATGCGACGTGCTGCGCGATCTGCAGGCCGAGCGTGGTTTTACCGCTCCCCGGCAGACCGGCCACGATGGTGACGGTCTTTTTGCGCAGACCACGGATCAATTTGTCCAGATCGACCAGCCCGGTCGACAAGCCAGATTGCAGCTTGCCGTTGAACTTGGAGTCGATGATGTCGATGTTGCGATCCACCACCTCGTCCATGCGCTTGTAGTCAGGCTCACCGGCCTGCAGGTCTCGCAGATCCGCCATTGCCTGCTGGGCGCTGGCGATGATTTCGGCGACAGGCCGATTCTCGGTTGCCAACTCCCGCACCGCGTCGGCAGCGTCCACCAAGCGGCGCAGCACGGCGCGCTCGGTCACAACCTTGGCATAGGCCTTCCAGTTGGCGGTGCTGGGCGTGTTGCGTGCCAGCTCGGCGGCGTAGGCCAGTGTTCGGGTGCCGCTCGGGAGATATTCAGCGAAGTCGTGCAGCGTTACCGGGTCAACCGGGCTTCCAGCTGCATGACAGCCAATCATCGTCTGGAACAGCGCGGCATTCTCCGGATCGTGAAAGTCCGCCGCCGATACCTGGCTGGTGATGGCGTCGAACAGCTCGCCATCCAGCAGCATCGCCCCCAGTAGAGCGTGTTCAGCCTCATCACTGAACAGTTCGCGATATTCACTCATGCGGTGGCCCTCATCGAGGACCAACTGAAGCCGACTGCTTGACCACCATTCTGCCGCAGGCGATCGAGCGCGCGGGCACCGATGAATTGGCCGAGAGCGTTGGCAGGCAGGTTGGACACCACCACAGTGGGCACGACAAGCTGATACCGGCGATCGATGACTTCATGGAGCAATCCCAGTTCGTACTCGCTCCCCTTCTGCGCGCCAATCTCGTCGATCACCAGCAGGTCCAGGCTCGCTAGTTCGTTGATCACGTCGCGCTCGGTGTAGTCAGCGCCGCGCACCATCGCGCCCTTGGCGATGCGGATGATCTCTGCGGCCGAAACGATCAACGCCGCTGCGCTGAACTTCCGAATGACCTGCTGAACCATCCCGCTGGCCAGATGCGTTTTGCCGGTACCAACGTTGCCGGAAAGGATCAGCGAGCGGCCGGCGCGGTAGTTCACTTCGAACTGATCAACGTACGACTGACAGGTCGACAAGGCGCGGACCTTTTCCAGCACCGCACCGGTGGTGAAGTTCTCCAGCGTGCACTCCGCGAACCGCGGCGTAATACCCGATCCGATCAGCAACTCGTTCAGCGTCGCCGCTTTACGGCGGCCCAGCGCCTCGGTATGGGCTTCGCTGCGTTTGTCGGCGGTGTTCATTGCCTCCCACTGGCACCGGCGGCAGGCCCGCACCAGATAGGAGCCGTCGAACTGCTCAACCTCAGCACCGTCGACCGTGCCATGCACCGGGCACTGCGCCTCGAAGAAGCGAACATCCGGCACGCGGCTGAACTTAGAAATTGGTTTGGCCATGTGGCACCTCCGGATAAGCGTTTGCTTCGTGTTGCGGCAGGTTGGTGAAGGTCGATGCCTTCCCAGTTGCTGGCGCGAGTTCGTCATGCCAGCGCTCGCCGTTTAGCCAGGTCGCGGCGTTCGGGACGTAACGGCCACCATCCTTCGCCCAGTCCTCGGAGACGCAGTGGCTGCCCAAAGCGGTGATCAGGGTCTGGCGTAGCTCATCGTTCGGTTTCAGCTTCGCCCACGCCTTGGTGGCGTCCTTGCGAGACTTCTTCTTCGGGTACAGTTTCCAGAACTGTTCAAACCCTTCCATCGAGTCTGGAGTGAACGTAGGTTTAGGTTCCTTGACTGGTTCATAAGAGTGACTGGTTCTGGGGGCAGCTCCTGCCCCACCCCCTAGGTCATCTGCTGCCCCAGGTGGGTTATCTCCTGCCCCACCCCCTAGGGCAGAATCTGCCCCACCATCAAGCGACAAGTGGAAGACGTTCGACTGATTCAGCTCGCCCTTTCGGCGATACTCACGCCGAAGAAAACCAGCCTTTTCAAGCTCGCGAATATGCAGCTTCACAGTGGAACGGCCGATCTCGCACTGGTCGGCAATGTGCTGGTAAGACGGCCAGCACTCCCCTTGGTCGCTAGCGTTGTCGGCAAGCTTGACCAGCACCAGCTTGCGCAGCGGGTTGCCAACCTTCGTTTTCATGGCCTTGACCATCAAATCCATACTCATGGTCAGATCTCCAGCTCGGCGCAGACGCGGCGGATAAAAGCGTCGTACCCTTCGGCCATCACCACGCCTTGATCTTCCAGCGCTTGGCGGTAGGCCTTGGCCGATCCATACAGAAACCAGCGATCGCGCTCTGGCAGCCCCTTGAATTGGCTGTAGCTCGGCCACGGGCCAGCGATCACCGACACGGGGCCCTTCTCGGCGGTTGTGGTTTGCGGGAGGCGGTTCATTGCAGCGTCTCCCAGGCAGGGAGTTGAGGCGTTTCAGGCTCCAGCACCAGAACTTCAAGCTGCCTTTGCTGCACAGCCTTCTGGAGTTCATCCGGGTTCATGCCAGTCAGTCGGCGCACCAGCACGCGCAGTGCCAACTCCGCGTGCGCCGCCTCAAACTTGGCGTCCTGCATGCAGTACTCGATGCCCTCTTCGTCGAAAAGGATCTCTTGCACCAAGGCCGCGCCGGTCCATGCCTTGTATGCGAGCTGGTCGTTCGTGAAGCGCTCCATGTACGCCTCGTCGATAACGGTAGGCTCCGTGGTCGGATTCGCTGTTTTCTGACTCATACGGAAGTCCTCTGGCGCAGCTTGAACCGGCCTTGCTGAATATCGGGGTGGGTGGCTCGCTCGGCCGTAACGAAGGTGCACTCGGCAGCGAACCGGTCGAAGCGACGGGTGATGTCGGCTGTTGGCCAGATCGCGTATGGCTGGGCGCCGTCGTCGGCGTGGGCACTGCGCACCATGGCGAATGGCAGCGGCGCGCCCGGGATATCGCGCATCACGGCATTGATCACCCACGGCGGGATGCCATGGCGCAAGTTGATGCGTTCGCGGATGGTGGTCATGGATTCGAAGCCGGCCGGCCTGCTGTCCAGGTAGCGGACCTTCTCGACGTTAGCCACTCGAGTCTCGATCCGATCAAGCGCGACCTGCTGCTCCCGCTGCTGTCGCTCTACCACCACCAGGTGATTTGCATTAGCGGCAGTGATCTCGGCTTGGGTCATTGGCTGGGCGGACTGATCTTCCAGCGTCTGCCAACGGTCAACCAACGCGGCTGTGAACTCAGGGCTCAGTTGGGCGACGATGACGTAGCTATCACGCTTACTCACCCGATACTCTTGAACAACAACACCGTTGCCGGCCTTCGATCCATCCGCCATTGGCGGTTGGGAAATCACACCCCGGGTTACAAGTCGGTCAATAGAGCGTTTGACGTCGTCGTGACGTGAGCTGACAAGATCAGCGATCTCCTGCGAGGACATAGTGACGGCATCGCCGCCTTGAATCTTGGCGATGTTCACTGGCTGCCTCCCACGACGACTGCATCGTGAGCGGCACCGGCGTGGCGATGGGGCCAAAGAAAGTTGTGGCTTCTGAAAGTGACCATTTCTATATGGCGTTCGATTTCGGTGGCGAGTGGGTTTTCCCAACCACCAAGAGCAGGAACAACCTGCGATAGCAGGATCGATTTCAGAGATTTGAACGCGGCCCGAGCTTCATTCATTCGGGCCATATCCTCGGGACTGACAAGGACGTCAGCGAGAATTTCGCCTTCGATCAAAACAGTGTCGAAGGATGCCAATGATGCGCTCATGACCGATCCCCCGCGAGAGTCTGCGATACACTTTGGGATTCCGTTTTTTGTGTCCCGTATCCCACGTAGGGTCCGAACTGACCAAGGCGCGCTAAGAATTCATGGCCAGGCCGTTCGGCGGTACGAACAGAAATAATCATGTCGCAAATTTTGTCGTGCCTTGCTTCGAACCAGGCGTAATCACGCCCTTCTGCACCAGCCCAAATGACGTCGATTACGGCTGGCGAAACCTCGGCCTGCAAAATATCCCGAAGCTCAAAAGCTAGTTCTTCTTCAAGAACGCCGGGGAATGTGCGCGTAACCCCTTCGTCCTCATATCGAACTCGAACTTCCCAAAACTCGAAGCCGGAGATGTCGCTCAGTGGCGATACGAGGGTGATATCTTGCGCTCCAGGCGGAGCGGTGGTATTTTTCGGGTGCATTGATTCGTCCTCCACAGACGAAGAAGTAATTGAGCACTTGTCCAACCAAGTGCTGGTAAAGAAGCCCGCCTCCAACAGCGGGCTTTTTTGTGTCTGGTAGTTAGGGTTCCTATCACCAAAGGCACAAAATTTAAGCCCCTACCCTGAGAAGGTCGCGGGCTACCCTGGACGGGCTAGCGGCGTGAACGTTTGATCGCGCAGATCACTTCTCGTTGAAGTCAGCTGAATCGAGTTCAGGTTTTCTGAGTTTCCGAGCAAGCGATCAATACGTTTGCTGATGAGACCAGCCAGTTCGAAGGAGCGACATCCGCCAATTGGGCTGAACCGGAAACTCTCGACCAGATAATCGAACGGAAGAACGTTGCTCATTACGCAACCTCTGCACTGGATAGATTCACAGCAGATTTGGCGGACTTATCTGATGGAGGCATTGGGCCTAAATTTGCATCCAGGGTGAGCGGCGTATCCGGAAACACGCTTCCCTCGGCAGTTAGAGAACCATTGGTGATCCTTTCTATCTGCAGTTGCCGCAAAGGCGGAATGGCGTCATCCCAGTTATGGACGGCTTGGTAGGTAACAAGAAGCGCACGAGCCAATGCCGCGGTGGATCCGAAATGAGCTATCGCTTGGTCTTTGGTCATGGGTGAACTCCTCGCAAGTGACAGGAATTCAACCTTTCTTCAACTTTAAAGTCAACCTAACTTTTAAAGTTTTCTTGTAGATTTGCTCAATGAATATAATCGACCGAATCAAGAGGGTAATGGCAGAGGCCGGCATCTCTCCTCGACAAATCAAACCAGCGATCGCTCATGTCTGCGGCGTCAGCTACCAGGCTGTGAATCAATGGTTCTCAGGCGAGGTAGCTAACATTCGCATTGAGCACCTGGTCGCGATTGCCAGGCACCTTGACGTATCTCTTGACTGGTTAATAACTGGTGAAGCAGCGGCGTCATCAAAGCTCGACCCTCTCGAGCTTGCCGGTGATGATTACGAAGTGATTTCAAAGTATTCATTAGGGCGCTATCGAGGAGGCGAAGCTCTCGACTCGCACCTCAAGCTAGAGGAAGGCTTGCTTTTCAAAAAGGCTTGGCTTAGGGAATTGGATGTCAATACCGCCGGAATTCTAACCATTGGCGTGGATGATTCCAGCATGGAACCCTATATCTGCAAAGGCGACGTAACGCTGATCGACATCACCGACACTGCCCCCTCCAGTGGCTCGGTGTATGCCCTAAAACGACCCGATCCCGACAACGGAATCAGTATCCGACGCCTTGTTCGGAACTTCTCTGGCGGATGGGTCATTAAAGGTGACAACGACGATAAGCGTCTTTTCCCCGACGAACAGATAGGCGACCTACCAGTAATTGTTGGACGTGTAATCTGGCGCGGTGGCGCCATTCGCTAACCCCCCCAGCCTCACCACCTTAAAGCCCGCCTTTTGTGCGGGCTTTTTAATTTAGGTTGAACAAAGCGAAATGATGTGTTTTTATTTGTTCAAGTTAAGTTGAATTTGAGCTCGCTATGACCACCGCAACCATCACCTTCGCAGGATTCACCGGTTTCCTCGGCCGCGGCGCGGCGCCGCGTGAGTTGCAGTGCCTCATGGCCGTGGCCGCGGGCAAGACGAGCAAGGAAGCGGCAAGAGAATTGGGCATCGCTCCAGACACTATCGACAAACGCCTGCTGGCGCTGACCACCAAGTTAGGGGTAACCCGTCGGGCGGCAATGGTTGCTGAGGCTTTTAAACGCGGATTGATTTCACCGGCCGCTATGATGGCAATAATTCTAGCGATTCACGCATCCATTGCCGAAGACCCAGCCTTACGCGTGCGTCGAGGCAAAGGCGAGCATCGAATCGAAACACGCGTCGCCGTGCGACGCGTTGAGGTCGCCCTCACCGCTTAACCCAACCTGATTTTCGCGAAAGCCAACACCGCGGCCGGGATTCGCTCGGCCCTGAGAAAGCTTCTCCCAACTCAAAGGAGCAGGACCATGTTGATTCTTACCCGCCGATCTGGCGAGACGATCCGTATTGGCAATGACGTCAGCGTCACTGTTTTGGGTATCACTGGCCAGCAGGCGCGCCTCGGTATATCCGCGCCGGAGTCGGTCGCAGTGCACCGTGAGGAAATTCACCAGCGCATTCAGGCAGGTATTCCGAAGGATCAAAAGCCGATGCATATCGACGTTCGGGTCCGGATGGTCAACGCCGAGCCGGCCTTCCTCACGGTCGTGTTCAAGCTGCCGAGCCTGAGCGAAGCGAAAGCCCTGCTCGAACACTTGCCTTTCCGTGAAAAAGCCTTGGGCACCGAGGCAGAAGTATTCGGGTACTCGGCTGGCAATCTGATGGAGAGCACCCCATGCGAGCACTGATCATCGCCGCCCTGATGCTGATTGCCGGCCAAGCCGGCGCCAGCGAACAAGTCATCAGCGTCCAGCACGACAGCTCTCGCGGCGTTACCTGCTGGATTTTGAACAACACCGGCATCAGTTGCCTGCCGGATAGTTCGCTCCCACAGCAGACCAACTACTCGGGCAACGCAGGACGGACCGCTCAAGCCAGTACCGTTGACGAAAACGGTTCATTGGTCGCCGCCCCGCTCCCGCAGGACAGGGGTTTTCAGCTATGAGCTCCGGGACTCAGAAATCTAACGCAGCGAGCAACGAGTTTGCCGGACTGGGTGCGCGGCTTGTTCGTTTGGGGCATGCCCTGCAAGAGCCCAGCACCACCGTGAATGAGCTGGTGGCTTTGGCCATGGCTTGCGGCATCAAGTTGCAGATACGCACGGTGGCCGAATCGGGGGCGCGCAACGATGGCTAAAACAATTCTGCGAGTCCGACTGGGTGCGATCGCCTATTACTTGAACGATTCTTCCACTGGCGCCAAGAACAGCGGCCGGCGATTCATCCTCAGCCGTACAAGCGACTACGGCAAGACGAAGGATGGGTGGATCAAAGTGAACACCAGCGAGCAGCAAAGACTGGTCGATACGGAGGGAGATGCCCAGCGCTTCGCAGCGTGCGCCAATTTGTATGCAAGCAAGCCGCATCGCTCACATGTCGATCGCCATACCATTCGTGGTTTGGCTGGCAAGTGGGAGGGCGTGGCATTTCCAGCTCGCGTGATGCATGGCCGTGACGCGACACAAAAAGCGAGCAACGAAAAAGTGTCGCGACACGAAACACGGTGAAGTCATGCGCTACGTGACCGTCAGGAAATTTGCCAGCGAGTCTGGCTACACAGAAGACGCGATCCGCTCAAAGATCCGTGACGGGATCTGGCGGCTCGGTGAGATATGGATCAAAGCGCCGGATGGCCGGACGCTTCTCGACATAGAAGGATATGAGTCATGGGTAGAGGCGGGCGGGGAGTTCGGGCAGTCTCCGATTCGAGCATCGAAATCACGTTCATGTATCGGGGCGTCCGGTGCCGCGAGCGGATCACGCTCAAGCCCACCGCCACTAATCTGAAGAAAGCCGAGCAGCACAAGGCCGCGATCGAGCATGCGATATCGATCGGCACCTTTGATTACTCGGTGACCTTCCCTGGTTCGGCGCGGGCGGCGAAGTTTGCGCCCGAGGCCTCCCGAGAAACCATGAACGGCTTCTTGACCAGGTGGCTCGAGGCGAAGAAGAAGCACGTCGCGAGCAGCACGTTCGATGGCTATCGAAAGCTGGTCACCCTCCGCCTGATCCCCGCCCTGGGCGACACCATGCTCGTGGACCTGAAGCGGAAGGCAGTGAGGGACTGGCTGGACACTCTGGTGGTGGGCAACAAGACGCTCAGCAATATCCAGAGCTGTCTCCGTTCCGCGCTCAACGATGCGACAGAGGAGGAGTTGATCGAGCAGAATCCGCTGGCAGGCTGGACGTACTCCCGAAAGGCCGCGCCGCCAAAAGAAGACGACGTCGACCCATTCAGTCCCGAGGAGCAGCAGGCGGTGCTGGGCGCCCTCACCGGCCAGGCGCGCAACATGATGCAGTTCGCCTTATGGACCGGTCTGCGCACCAGCGAGCTCGTCGCGCTGGACTGGGGCGATATCGATTGGCTGCGGGAAGAGGTCATGGTGAGTCGCGCAATGACCCAGGCTGGAAAAGGAAAGGCCGAGACGACGAAGACCGCTGCAGGTAGGCGCAGCGTCAAACTGCTTCGCCCTGCGATGGAGGCGTTGAAAGCGCAGAAGGCGCACACGTTCCTCGCAGACGCCGAGGTCTTCCAGAACCCGCGTACGCTTGAGCGCTGGGCGGGTGACGGCCCGATCCGGAAAACGATGTGGGTGCCGGCGATGAAGAAAGCTGGCGTTAGGTACCGCCGGCCGTACCAGACTCGCCACACCTACGCCTCGATGATGCTGTCGGCTGGTGAACATCCGATGTGGGTTGCCAAGCAGATGGGGCACACAGATTGGACAATGATAGCGAGAGTTTATGGCAGGTGGATGCCAGCAGCAGACCTTGTGGCAGGCGAAAAGGCGGAGCTAATGTGGAGCCAAACAGAAAACGAAAATAAGATAAAGCTAAAATGAAAAAACCCCTCACTTGGAGGGGTTTTTTTGAGGTTCTACGTTCAAGCGATCACGACGGGCTCGACAAGACCTTTCGCTGTACAGATCTCATGGATTTCACGAGAGGCTTGCTTGTAGCCGGCTAGTACCTGCATCGCCTTCTCTTGATTGGCTTTCCGTTCGTCGGCCGTAGCAGGCCTGAGATTACGCAACGAATTCCCCAGCATTTTCATCTCTCCACTCCGTTGTATTTCTTAGACGGGAATCAAGCAGTCTTGGTTCCCGTAATACGAATCACGCATCCTGTAAATCGCATGGCGGTAGGACAAGCCATTCTGCTCATGGATCTTGGCCTCTTCTGGGACTGCGGCCGGTTGGCCTTCGTTCCCCGAAGCAAGCATCCGTAGATACATCTCTTCGAAAAGCAAATCGAAGAGCTTGAATTTCTTCTCAAAATGGGCCTTCAGCACGTGCCCATCATCCATTTCATCTGTAAAGCAGATGTACAAGCCTTCGCCAAGACGAGGCCGGTGATACAT